TAAGTGGTGGACTGGATAAGCTTATGACTAACACTAAAAAGTTAGAAGATAAAACTTATGCTTCCGCTACTGTTTATGGCTCAGCATGTATGAGTTCCATATTGCCTGATCTAATTGCCTACATAGATGATAAGAAAAATAAATATTTAAGATTTAACGCAGCAAAAGATAAACATATTTTTCACAAGCATATCCTGCCCAGCGAATCGCCAGTTCAAGCAATGCTTGCAACTAAGATCGTATTTGACATGGTGTTCTCGCCTATGTCAAAAAAACATAGACTTACTCCTATCGTTACAGCTATAGGTAAAGCACTAGAAGCTGAAGCTCAGATGGAGTACTACGAACATGAAGCCAAAGGTTTATTTATAACACTTAAAAAGAATTACTGGCACCAAGCTAGAGGTACTGAATCTAAAAGAAAGTGCATACAAACAACGATGCACAAACAACACATAACACCTTGGATACCATGGGCTGATAAAACTCATGCCAAGGTCGGAATATTCTTATTGGAGTGTTTATGTGAGGTATCAGGTTGGTTTGTCAGAGAATTTGAAAAGAAAGGTAGAAAGACATACACAATAATATCCCCATCAGAATTATTAATGAACCACCATGATGAAATTATGCGAATGGCAAAGTTGTTTAGCCCTTTGGCTAAGCCTATGCTTATCCCTCCACGTAACTGGCATTCTCTCCAAGATGGTGGGTATTATCTAAATGATTTAACACGTTGCCATCAATTTATAAGAAGGAGTAATCACGCACCTATACAGGGAGAAATTCCCTACCAGTTCATTAATAAAATTCAACAAGTTTCATATAAGCTAAACCCTTTCATAGTAGAGGTTGCGAAGGAACTAGAAGAAAGAGGAATTAGCGTAGGAAAATTTAGACCTGTAATTGAGTATGATATACCTCCCAAACCTCCAGAAGATGCGAGCAAGGACACATGGAGAGAATGGAGAAGACAAGCAGCAATAATTCATACTGCACGTAAAAACGAAACACGTAAAGCTTGTAGAACTCGTATGACCATGGACGTGGTGAGAGAGTTTGAAAATGAGGTGTATTACATACCTTGGAGTTTTGACTACCGAGGACGTGTGTATCCCATCCCAAACCTATTGACACCACAGGATACTGACTTTGGAAAAAGTCTGATTCTCTTCAATGAAGGTACAAAGATAACTAAGAAGGGTATGGAATGGATAAAATTCCAGCTCAGTACGTCATACGGTTTATCGAAGGCAACTATGGAAGAGCGTATAGCTTGGATAGATGACTACGAAAACAGAGCTTTAGTAGAGCGTGTATGGCGTGACCCTATTGGTAACATAGCTGACTGGGAACATGCAGACGAGCCTTGGTTATTTTTAGCTGCCTGTAACGAGTGGTATGAGCTACATTACGAGCATCGTTTTCACACACATCTTCCCGTAGCAGTAGACGCTACATGTAGTGGTCTACAGATTCTCGCCGGTCTCGCCAAAGACGCGTCCACAGCTCGCATGGTAAATGTTTTGGGTAGTAATAAACCCCAAGACGCGTACGCAACCATCGCTTCAAGGAGCATGGACGCAATCCCTGAAAGACTACGTCCTCATTGGGATAGAAAAGCAACCAAAAGGTGTGTTATGACTATACCTTACAATGCTAAACCCTTCTCTAACAGGTCGTACATTAGAGAAGCTTTCAAAGATAAGGACGTAGACGTAGATAAAGAAGAATTAACCTCATGTGTATCGGCTGTAAGAGCAGCTATGAACGAAGTAGTTCCCGGTGCCATGAGAGTTATGAAATGGATAGAGACTGAGGTAGCTAGAGCTATTAAAGCTGGTGCACAAGAGATTGAATGGACAACTCCATCAGGTTTTGTTGTTAAACAACGCCTTATGAAAACTAAAAGAGAGATAATACAATCTCAACTAATGGGAAGAGTAAGTATATGTATTGCAGGAGCTGAGAAAGGTGTTGATTTAAACCATCACAAGAATGCTACTGCACCAAACCTTATTCATTCGCTTGATGCTGCTCTACTTCATCTTGCAGTTGTGGATGTTAATTTTCCCATTGCATTGATACATGATTCAGTTCTGTGTAGAGCTACTGATATGTGTAAACTGTCCACCTTGGTACGAAAAACATACATGACTCTGTTCGCAGAGAATGAACCCCTAACCGACTTCGCCCTAGCAATAGGAGCTGAAGAAAAACCACCGATTATTGGCGACTTAAAACCAGAAGCCGTAATTGATTCACAATATTTTTTCTGTTAATGAGAAACATACACGTAACACCCGAGCCTGTAACCCTTGAAGGTTTTCAAGCTGTGTTAAAGCCAAGTAAATTTGGCTATTCATTAAAAGCAATAGTAGGAGAAGAACTAATCTCCACACTAGAGACAGAGCGTGACGACTGCCTTAAATGGGCTGAGTCAAAGCTAAAGAACCCAAAAAGATCAACACTAAAACCTACCCCATGGGAAGAAGTTAGTACTGGTAAATACCTAATCAAGTTCTCTTGGAATGATGAGAAAAGACCTCCAGTTGTAGATACTGAAGGCACACCAATAACAAATGCTGATACTCCTGTTTATTCAGGCAGTAAAGTAAAGCTTGGATTTACACAGAAACCATACATACTTAGAGATGGCGTGACCTATGGCACATCACTCAAGTTGTCTGGAGTTCAGATAGTAAGTATTCAGTCAGAAGTAGGTGTAGACACAGGTGACTTAGATGAAGCAGGAGCAGCCGAGCTGTTTGGTAATACTGCTGGCTTCAAAGCATCTGAACCAAATGTCACTCCAGACTTAACACCTAGTTCTGTAGAAGCTTTCGAGGATGACTTTTAGATCAGGTCTAGAAGAAAAGGTAGCTGATCTATTAGTAACACTGGGCGTTGACTATGAATATGAGGAAACGTCCTACCCTTACACAATTCAGCATCAATATACTCCGGATTTTGTATTACCAGATAACGGAGTAATCCTAGAGGTCAAAGGGTATTGGGACCCACCATCTAGGCGTAAGATCAGACAAGTGATCAAGGACAACCCAACAATAGATTTACGTATGGTATTTCAAGACCCATACAAGCGTATCTCTAAGCGTAGTAAAACAACTTACGCAAAATGGTGCGAGCGTTACGGTATTTTATGGTGCGCTGCACATTGTATTCCAGTCGATTGGCTGAAATGTGGGAAATAAATAACGATCTACATGTTCACAAACATCATGTCGACAACCACCCTATCTACGAAGTAGAAAACTTCTACAAATACCCTACTAAAGTTGCACGATTCCTGTTCAACAGAGATACACCAATTTGGAAAGGTACGCAAGAAGGTAAGTATGACGACAGAAGATGGGGAGATCGGTGTTCACGTTTACCTGCATTTGACTTTTTAGACAAGATAACTGGATTGAAATGGGAAACAGGTTTGATGACTAATATGTTTAGAGCAACTTCATTCCCATACAAAACTCATTACTGGTGGATACACAAGGACGAATACCCAAATGCAATAGTTTACTTTAACAAGGACGACGACGTTAACGGTACAAACTTATATAAACCACCTTATGAACCTACTACATTAGAAGATGTGGAACCAGAAATACCTAAAGAACAGGTTGAGCTGCTCTATCACATCAAACCTAAATACAATAAATTAGTCATCTTCAATGGTTCCTACTTTCCACATGGGATGGCACTGAATGATGACAGATACTTCGGTAATACTTACAGAGTAAACCAAGTATTTTTTCAAAAATATGAATAATATGTGGCAGTTAAACCTCGACTCCACAGTTCAAATAAAAGAACTAATGGGGTCAAAAATATATCAGATAGACAACGTATTTAAGGAACCAAAAAAGTTATATAGATTTTTATTTAATAGAGCAAGTTTTCCAGTACAAGGTGAACCTTGGACAAGAAATCAATATTTCTATCAAAAAGAAAGATATACAGATTTTAAAGATGAATCAGCTCCACTTGCTGTAGTTGCAGAACGTTTATGCGGACAACACCTAGGTAACTATGGTGCTTTCTCAACTAATATAGAGTCATGGCAAACTAATGTTTATAACCTATATGAAACTCACTACTGGTGGCCGCACTTAGATAATGGCTACACATGTATTGTCTATTTTAATAAAGAAACTACAAACGGTACAAACTTGTATCACCCAAATTTAAAAGAAAAAGATTGGTTTAAAAAACTGATGGCAGATGATATTCCAAAAGGTAAGCAACCTTGGATATCTAAAGAAGACGTAGAGCTAGTAACAGAATTAATACCGGCATACAATCGTATGGTTTTATTTGATGGAGCTTATTTCCCACACGGGGCTGCGGTTACTAATCAGACTTATTTTTCAGATCAAGCTAAATCTTTAAATTCCAGAAAAAATTTATGCTTTTTTTACTACCCAAATGAAAACAAAAAAGAAACCAAGTGACGTTACAATCGTAGATAACTGGCTTTCAACAGCAGACTTCTTAGTCATAAAAGATTTATTTCATAGTACAGATACTTCTTGGTTCAGAGTTCCCGGTATTGCAGACGACACACAAACAATGGATTTTTTAAATCCACTAGATAATTATATGTTTGCCCATCTAATTTACGATGATATGG